GTATGAAATAGTAACATCATGAAAGTGGCTAGCAGCAGTACTAGAACGTACTGCTATAGTAGTTCCGTCCTTTATTAAATTGTAAGCTTGTTGTCCTGTAATTGACACAGAATGAACGTGCCCGTCAAAATTAGTTAGCTGGAATACTTCTCCAATACTAATTTCAGATATACTAGGGGTTACTCCGTCTGTTTGATGGATAAATATTTTTCCATCATACGTATTGAGCCCTATCTCCCCCAGCTCTAATTGAGCTGTAGAAGGTATATTGTGTTGAACGGCAGATCTAATATGCTTGATCAGGTTTTGTCTTGCCACACTGCGCTCCTATATACTGTATTCAACAGTTCTTTTATTAAGTTTTTATGCTCTGAGTAAGTTTTTTAAACCCTAATTTTAAAACCCATTATACCTAACTTTAACCAAAATGTCAAGAGGTATTTTTCGTACCCCACACATAAAAAAAGGGATAACGAAATCGTTATCCCTTAATATTTTACTTAACTAGTAAGTTCCTCCATCAATAACATTTGTCATCTCAAACTTATAAGTACCTGCATCATCAATAACAGTGAGGTGCTTACCTACGTGGGACGCTAGTAAGTCGTTAGGGACTTCACGTTCTCCAGACAAAGTACCCTCCCCTATAGGATTGACCCAAAGTTCCTCGTATACTTTCTGCCATTGTTCAGAGCGGTTAACCATAGTGGTTTCCCCGTCTCCTAACTTAACTTCTTTAGCGGAAATTGTAGCTGCTTGTACAGTGCTAATGACACCACCTTCTACATGGTCAGAAGCAAATATATAACTCTCTCTGTCATCGTCCCAACCCATAAAGCCCATACGAGCTTGCGTGTCATAATAAGGGAAGACTATACCTAAGTCGTGTGAAGTTTCTCCTACAGGAGTCTCGTCTCCACCGAGACGGAAGGTAGCGTCATCAATGGTAACTACAGTGGAATTAATAGTGGTCATATCACCATTAACTTGGAGGCTTCCTCCAATAACTGTGTTACCAGAGATTTCAACATTACCTCTATTGTCTATAGATAAGTTAGTTGTTCCAGCTCCATTAGACACCTTGAACAAGTCTGAGTCTTTGTAAACAATTAAGTTACTGAAAGGAGACGAAATATCATCTACAACCTCTACTACTGTATCACTTAGTACTGTAGAAATAGAAGTAACTTCACTACCTACTTTAACCGCCATACCTTCCAGTAATCCGTGCGTGCCTCCAAAAGTCCAGGTCTTATTGCCCGTACCAGAAGAAGTGGCAGTATGAGCACTAGCAGGAACACTTACGTCCCCTCTAGAGTATACTAGATTATTATCTGTAAGGGTGGAACCGTTTAGTGTAACACTAGTTAGGCTACCATCATTAATATCAACTTTATTGATATTAACTTCACCCGCAGCAGAGGCATTTAAATTAATATCCCCTGTAATAGCGTCTATTGTATTTAACCCATCAAACTCTAGGTTACCAAAAGTAACACCGCCACGTAGCCTAGCCCACCCTTTAACATCAAAGTTAGGGTCTTGTCGCGTACCCCCAGTATTCCAAACAATAGTATCACCATTGCCATTGATCTCAAACTCTAAGCCACCTGCCTTGCGTAGCTTAACCCCCTCAAAACCGTCTAAAGTTAGAGTGCCTGCTGTAGTTTTAATCTCAGTATCAGTATTAAAGGATAAGTCAGTGCTCCCAAGATCCAAAGCAGTAGTAGAGCTAAGAACAATACTGTTAGCAGTAATTGCAACAGTTCCCGCAGCAGTTATACCTACTCCTCCAGCGGAATCTACATCAATATTACTACCCGCAGCATCATTGTTTAAACTAATACCACCTGCGAGAGTTTTTAACTCGATAGCACCTGCACCAGTACCTAAAGTATTCTCTAAAAGAATAGTACCGCTAGTACCCCCATCTGCTAAAAGGTTAATAGCGTTCGCAGCATCTCTGCTAGATACGACTTTAACTCCGCCAGATACAGATCTTATATCTACAGAGCTATCACTAGTACCTTGACTAGCTAATATAGAGATAGTTTCAGAAACGCCTCCGTCTGTATGCAGTTTAATGGCATCTATACTGTTGCCGGTAGATAGCAGGTTAATTGCACCTACATCTGCGGTTAACTGAATAGCAGAACTTCCATCCGTGCTTGAAGTTCCCTTATCCGAATGTATACGAATAGTATCGGAGGTCCCCCCGTCAGTGTGTATATAAATAGCATCTGCGCGATTACCTGTAGAACTTAAAGTAACGCCACCTGCTACAGAGTCTACCTTAACAGAGTCTACTCCCGTACCTTGAGTAGCCCGTACTAGCACAGTACCAGAACTACCTCCGTTTTCAACAATAGTTACCGCGGATCCATTGTTAGTAGAGGTTAGATCAATAACCCCTTGAGCACTTACATCCACTCCACCCGCGGAGGTAATATCAATTGCTTGCGCCGAACTACCACTTGAGTCTATCTTAACAGTAGCAGTACCTATACCATTACTAGCTATTAACTGGACAGCACCTTCTACGTTCTCACCACCATCTATAAGTATAGACCCATTCGTAGAATCCAGAATAATGTCTTCAGCAGCCCCGTTCGCTACAAGAGAGACTCCTGCGGCTGACGTTAGGGAGTACCCGGAAGTACCTAAATCTAGACTAAGCCCATTGCCCGTACCTGTATTAGTAATAAAGTCCACATTACGGATACTTACCTTATTATTAATATCTTTCTTATCTAGTATGATAGTACCGTCTAGACTATAACCATACTTAGAACTAGTACCATAGGAGGCACCTGTTCCATCATCTGAACGAACAACTAATTGATTGGTATCGTTCTCCGCGTCGTAAATAACGAAATCAGTGCCGGAAGCAAGCAAGCTAACATCATAGTTATTAGAGCTACCTTCGGACTTGAAACGTACTGCCCTAGAGTTGCCGCTAGATGCGTCCCCTGTACCTATCAAGAAATCTTGTAATACTACATTGGATGCTACATCCAATTTAAAGAATTTGCCCTGCCCTCCGAGTTCTGTTATGTTCCCATCGGCCTTTGTTATGTAAAGAGTTTCATTTCCGTCCGAATAGGACAGTAACCCAAACTCTGTTGCGTTTGTTACCGGAGGGACAAGCCCTGTGGTACGTTTAATCTTTATTAAATTTGACATCTATATTTTCCTCGTAACTCTATGTAGAGGCATGTTTTGAAATCCGATATATATCGGTTTTAATTAATAGTTCCCCCCGTCTAGGGACTCCATATCAACGGTTGTATAATCATAAACTCCATTAACTGGAACGTTTCCACCTGCTAGGGCCAAAACTCTCCACTCTAAGGTTTCGGGGGACACTTCGCGATAAACCATTAATTGGTCTCCTCCTGTGTCGTACCATAAATCTCCTTCAGTTGCGGTACTAGGTTCCTCGTCTTGAACAAATTGTTGATCTGCCAGCTGTTCGAGAGCCCCTTGTACATTGGTTGCGGTTATTGTCCCGTGAGGGGCGAAAGCTAGATACCTAGCATTTCCTATATTGGTTATAGTAGTCGCAATGATTTCATTATTAGTAACGGTTACATTACTAATCAATTCGGTTACGGTTACTGTAATACTCATCTTGTTACCTCTGGGTTTACGGAGACAGTGCCTTCGATAACACGCGTAACAGACCCACCACTAGAAGTGATCTCAACATCATATACGTACGTAAATGAGGCATCTAATGCAGCACTTTGTATATCTGTTAAATAGATGTTAAAAGCACCTAAAGGACCATTTACAATTTCAGTATTAAACTGAGCGGCTATACTTTCAGCATAGTGAGACTTCCGAATCTGAGAGGCGAAAGTATAGTTTGACAGATCAATAGGGGAACCTTCTTCCTCTAATACGATCTGCATATTATAAGTAGACCCTTGGTCAATCTTTATATCATGATTTCCTGCAGCCATTTTTTTAACTCCTTTGAATCTGTGCTTCCAGAGACTCTACTTTATTTGTTAACTCCTTAACAGCTTCTATTAAAACGGCAGTTAATCTACTATAGTGTAGAGCCTCTGCTTTGCCGTCTTTGGAACTGACTACTTCAGGAATAACTTTTAGAACCTCATCTGCGATGAGCCCTATTTCTTTCTGCCCATTAGATATCTTGTTATAAGACACCCCTTCAAGTAGGCGAATTTTACCCAAAGAACCTACGAGTGGTTCTATATTCTCTTTTAACTCCCTTGCGGAACTCTCATAAATAGTTCCTCCGACGTATAAGTTCTTAGCTACTGTTGCTCCACCTTTAACTGTGAGGGATACAGAGCTGTCCGAAAGACTTGTTGCCTCTGCTGTATTAGATAGGTATAGCCTGCCATCGTTATACATATACAAAGGAGTAGTCGATGCCCCTGCTACAGTTGCCTGCCCATGCATAGTAAATTGACTATTCACTCCATGTATGGTCGTATTTCCAGTGCCCCCATTTATCTCAAAGTATTCCCCCGCAGTCTCGGAGTACCAGATAAAGTCTCCATTATGGTTACCATTACTACCCGCAATAAAGTGGTAGTCATTATCCATAGTAATAGCTCTAGTAGTTATACTAGAGTTGAAGTCTGCAGTTGAAGCTACTGTTAAGGTGCTTGATAAGTTTAAGGCATCTTTAATATCCACTGTGTTACTTGCACCGTGTATATCACCGTTAATTAATATAGTATCTGCAGCTGCGTTGCCTAAAGTAACATTACCATTTAAGGTAGTGGCTCCCGCAACTGTGATTGCGCCTCCTACTGTTAAGTCAGTACTTGTACCGGATAGAGTAACGTCCCCATTAAAAGTCGTGGCACCTACTGTTCCAGTTAACGTAATAGTATCGGAACTAGCGTTACCTAGAGTAGTGTTACCTAAAACACTTAGGCTGCCCGAAGTGGCTAAACTACTACCAAAGGAAGTAAGCCCGGAAACGTTTAGCGTGCCTGTAACCACAGCATTGCCCCCCACAGTAAGATCAGTTGTTGCCCCCTCTAGTACTACGTCCCCCTCGAAGGTGGTACTCTGAAACTTGCCGGTAACTGTGATATTATCAAGAACCGAGTCTCCAAGTACGGTATTGCCCTTTAGGGTAGTAGTGCCTTCTACTGTTACATTAGAAGAAAATGTTTTTACTCCTGATATAGTCTGAGTAGAAGCTACGTTAACGTACTCCGATCCAGTTAAGTTGTCTAGCTTATTTACGTTTATTTGATATTCACTACTAAGGTCTGACCAACCTGTGATAGTTTTCAAATTAAATTTATTCGTGCTTCCATCCCACCCGATAACTCCAATAGGTAAGTTAGTAGTTCCCGTGCCGTTAAACATCTTTGCATGATCATCTGCTCTGTCTACTAGTTCATCTCTGAAATCTGTGTATAATGAATCTAGGGTTGGTTTATTCCAATTTGCTGCCATTTTATTGTACTCCTCGTGCGTTCCAAGTTAATTTTCCTTCAAAAGATTTTATAGCCCCAGTAAGGGTGCCATAGTCACTTTTATCTAATATGTACACATAAAAGAAGGATGGTGTAGGCACATCTTCGAAATCATGTATAGTGAACCTAGAAGGTACTACTGACCCATCTAGTTCTGTTGTGTAGGCTGTATTTAAGTAATTAATATCCTTAAAATCTTTAAGGAAAAAGACCCTAAATACCTTCATACCCTCTTTTGTGCTGTGCCACTCGCCTCCTTGGGTGTTACAAATCACTTCGTTATTATCTGGTTGGCGAGAAATACCTGCGCCATCTGTATAATAAAAAGGAGCTCCGTCCTCTCCACTGCCGTAGACGTTACACAGCCCCGAATTTGTGTCAACAGTCTCGGACCCAGAGTCCGTGACCATCTTAAGGCTTAGCTTAAGCTTGAACTCGTCCAAGGCCATTAAGTCGTTATTACCCCCGTCAGTATTAAATACCGTATGAGCTTTCACATACCTAAAAGTGTGGAGTGCCATAGTGGAGGTACCCACTACTTTAGTCCATCCTGTCTCATTTGTTAGTACTCCAGCATCGGGATCAGTATTACTATAATATAAAGTAGTCGAAGGGGTCACCGCCCCGTGTAGTACCCTAGTATTCATAGCTGCTTGAATAGAGCTCGGGTCTAGTGTAACACCGAAATCCCACTTCTGCCAGAAACTAGCAGATGAGGTACCTGGTTCTAGGTAGAACGGGTACCCTGCAGAAACCTGCGACTGAGGACTAGTAAAACTATTATTAACAAAATGCTCTCTCCATGTCTCCACCGTATTAACCGGTAGGAACGCGGAAGTAGCTCCTTTATGTATACTAGTAGTTTCAATAGTAGTTACTTCTGTAGGGTAACTAGCGGGATTATCTTCATCTAAGGTAGAGTTTCTGTTTTCAATAAGTATGAAGTCAGGCGGCTCAGATACGATAGCTACTGTACTTAGAGCAGGAGACATATTACCTGCGCTATCTACGGACCTAATCCAATACTTAAACGTCCCTCCTATAGTTTCCATATGAGATATAAATAAGCCTGCCGTAGTAGACACAGGCTCTAAAACGCCCCATTCAGCCTCGGTAGACGAGCTACAAGAAGGTGAACCATCTGGGCACCTTTTTACTTCATAGCTGTTAATATCTAGTTTTGCTACATTAGAGGCACTTGGCCATCTAAGTAGTACGTTGTTATCCACTACTTTAATATTTAGAGTGGCAGGAGCATCCGGTACAGGTACATCCACAGCTATATCTGTAGCAACCCCGTAGTTGCCTGCGGAATCTTTAGCTACAATAGTAAAGGTTACAGGACTACCCGAATGCCAAGTAACAGGAGTAGAATATGAAGTAGAGTACGTAGTCTTTAGGACAGCCCCCGTACTGTCTCTAATCTCATATAAGTCTACAGGTAAGTAGCCTCCGGCGGAGTCCCCCGCATGTACAGGAGCTGTCCAACTTAATAGAGTCATTATACCAATAAAAGAATTAGATAAGCTCTGTACTTGTCCCAGTCTCTCTACTTCTGCTAATACCCATCCCGTTCCCTCTGCTTGCACAGAGTGTACGGGCTCCTCTGAGTAGTTACCTGCAGAGTCTATCGCTCGGACAAAGAATCTTGTATCATCAATATTATTTGCAGGGTCATAAGGTCTCCAGTCCACTCGTAATGTGTGGTCTAGTGTCAAAGCCCTGGTTATAGCCGAGTTAGCCGTGTTGTCTAGTCTCTTGGCCCAGGTTGCTCCACTTCTTAGTTCGTACTCTACAATATCTAAATCTGCGGAAGGGGCAGACCATTTAATGGTAGTATTCCCTCCTGAGATACTATAAGTTACTCCATAAGGTATTGCAGGATTATTAATAGTAATATCTATACTATGGTTGGTACCTTTATTTCCTGCGGAATCTATTGAGGTTACCCAGTACCTTCTAAACTGTCCTCCACCCCAGGTTACCTTTTCAGAATACCTAGTAGAAGACTTACGAGGGGATAGTATAGTGGCAGAACCATACGTGTCTCCCTTTTTAATTTCCCAGAATTTAACAGGAAGTAAGTAATCTACATTATTATCGTAGTCCGCCTCCCCTGCCGTCTGTACTCTCCAATTCGTTACTTGATCAGGCCCTACTAAAGTGTAGGCCAAATCCTTTATATCTACAGGGTTACGTATCTCTACAGAGTGTTTCTGCCAAGGGCTAAGGTTCCCAGCACTATCTATTGCTCTAACCCAGAAGTCTCTAGAGGGCTCTCCCGAAGAAGGGCCCCAAGTTACGTTCTCGGAATGAGTAGTAGTCTTAATAAGACCAACTAAGGTGGCAGAGTCTCCTGTAAGGCCTCCTTGCCTGATTTCATAGTTGGAAATAGGTAAAGACCCTATGGTAGGGCTTACCCAAGAAAGAACTGCCGCACCCGTCGAGTCCAAAGTATGAACTACAGGATTAGTGGACCAGTCTGGGCTCTCCACTAAAATGTCTATACTGGCTGGTGCGCCATAATTTTCTGCCATATCTTCGGGAGCTACCCAGTACTTTCTAGTACCTCCCCAGCCTACATTAATGCTAATGCTGGGCGCCCCTAGGTTGTGTATTCGGGCGGCGTAATTAGATGACCAAGTATCTCCATATCTAATGTCATATTCATTAATTTTATAAAAGCTATTTACTCCAGGTACCCAACTAATAACAACATTTGTACCTACGAAAGAGTAGGTTAAAGAAGTAGCAGGGTCTGGAACTGTGACTTCAATAGAAGCTTCTGCATCATACGTAGAGTACACCCCACTTGTATCTTTTGCCCTCAATAGGAAGTTATGTGTTCCCGCTTTTAAGTACCAACCCCCCTCTGCTCCAAATGATAGAGAGTTTTCTTTTAGTAATACGGTATTAGAGGCGTCTCCCCAAGTACTCCCTTCTTGTATCTCATAGTACCTTAGGTCTAAATCCTTAATAGGCTCCCAGTCCAGTCTAGTACCAGTACTTTTATCTGTGGTTATAGTGAACTTAGAAGAGTCTGTAGTCCACACGTTGCCGTCTGACACCCATTGGCCTACACAGGCGTTAGATACCCAACTATGGTTTAAATCACCACACCTAGTTTCGTCTGAAACGATGGCTCCGGTTGCAGGGTCTATAGGACTTTGTGCAGTACACAGGGCCTCACTATTTAGTATAGAAGAGCCATCTAACGTACTACATCTACCTTGGCCCTCACAATCAGACTGTGTTCTAGCGTACGTTAATCCACTACAATACTTGGTAACGGATGAAGGCGGTTTAGCTAGTCCTAGTACCGTTTTTGATACCTGCACATACATAGAAACGTTATTAGTTATAATACTCTGAGCTCTTACTTTTACCTCGTAGGTACCTTTAGGAGCGTCTAATACTTCTGTGTTTAAAAATTCGGTGTCTGGCAAGTCTACCCAAGTACCTTTATTAACACGATACTTTACAGAGTACAAGCGTATATAAGGGTAATCTGTTGGAGCCTGCCATTGAATAATAACTTTATTACGTACTTGACCATCTGACCCTACGTACGAAGTCTCGTACACGTCTAGGTCCGCTGGAGGCGGTGTAGCTACTAGAATATTAGGAACATTGCTAATATTTCTCTCGTCTAGCTCACTAAAGTCTAGTCCCTCTTCTATTATGCGGTACTTATCCTCATGGTACTCCATGGCAAGTACTTCATACTCATTCTTTTTTGACTCTTTAACCCCGACAGTGCGCCATACCTGCGCGTCTACTACACCTGTCTCTTCTAACAGCCACATATAATCTGCTTTAGGTTCGTTAGTCAAAGAATGATGGTACTCTATACTATCAGGAGCCGAGGCAAAAGACGTGACATCTACATGCACCTCATGGTCTGCAACTATATTAGTAATAGTGGCGGTCGCTCCTGTAGTTTTATTAGTTACAGTTCGTCCCAGGTACTTACTAGAAAAAGACATCTTGCTATCGTATATTGAGAAAGGTGTCCCAGGTACTCCTGTACCCCCCTCAGACGCACTAATTTCGGTATCTAAGTCTATGTCTTCAGTAACTAAACTGTCTATAGTTACAGGGTAATTCTCTACGAATAAATAAGGAGCCCACTGGCCTCCGTCACTTATACAAACTTCCTTAGCTTCAAGACCTGCTACAGGAGCGGTAGGGTAATAAAGCTCACCTGCGTGCGGGTGAGCCACCCCGGGAGAAGACTCCTGAGGCTTTAAACACGCTTTATCTGTGTGTATTACATTTAATGTATAGTTTGCTCCGGGGAGCATCTGTACAGCACTATCTAATATAATATTTGTTTTGGTGGAGCCCGACTTAATTCGCCCTCCGTATCTATTGCCAGAGCGAGTAGGGTCCTGTACTTTTATTAGGTCTCCCGGACGTAGTACTGCAGCTTCTAAGCCAGACTTGAAACTTAACGTCTCTGTCTCTAGAGTATCGGTTAGTAGAGTCCAAGTACCTATTCGGTGTGCTTGCCCCCTAGAAGTACACCCAAAAGATGTAATGTCTGTCTTACGTATACCGTATCTATCTACTCCTTCCCTGTCCTCAACATACTCTACTTTTCTTCTATAGAAGTCGTCAGGGTCGTTCCAGTTCACCAAAGCCACGGTCTTTCGTGCCTTCTGTGAAGTACCTGAGTAAGAGAACTCTCCTCCTAATACGTTAGCGGAGGTAAATAATTGAGTAGGCTCTTTTGGAGAATCTTGTACAGGCACTAATTGCCCATTAGCCCAGTAAGATAGCCCTCTAAATGCGAAGGCTAAATCTTGTATTACTTTTATAGCCTCTTGTTGGTCCTGTATGTACACGTTACACGCAAACCTAGGCTCCAACAAGGTAGCACCTGCAGCGTCTTTAAATCCGGATTTTACACCTACAAAGTCTCCTGCATCATCGACTGCGTCGCAGTATCTTGCAATCTGGTATAGGGCCCATTTATCAATTTGCGTACCTCTAATGTACTCCCCGAGTCCGTAACGTTTATTGGTAATTATGTCATAGTAGATCCACGCAGGGTTGCTGGTCCACATTACATTATTGAAAGTGCCGTCCCAGTGCCCCGAATATAGGTTGTCCCCCGCTGCTAAAGTGTCTGGATCATATCCGTGGTAGTTTGTAGGAACCTTACACTTTATGCCTCGGATATGGTAAGCTCTCTTAGGTATACTACTGAACTGCCTAGCATTAATTTGAGTAGCTATCAAAGCAGTATGCGGGTATCTTAATTTGTTATCAATAATACGGGTAAAACTTTCCCAGTAAATAGTATCATTTAAAGCACTATCACTAGCTTCGTCCGTTAGCCTAAGTATCTTTATAGTAACTTCAGTGCTATAAATCGTCTTATCTAAGTTAATTCTGTGTTGTCTAGTATACTTTGACGTGGTCTTTCCATCGAAAGAAGCGGATACAACTTTATGCCAGTTACTATCATTATTATACATAAGGTAGATTTCATAGTCTACCTTTGCACCGTGTATATCGCCATTTTCCTTATCTTGAGTCGTCAACTGATTACAAGAGATAGTTACTGCTATAGCATCTAGGTCTCCATTATATATAGTAATAGGAGGAGCGGTTCCCACTCCTTTTTTAATTTCAGCTTGCACAGCTTCCTGACCCCTAATACTGCCCGCATCCGGAATCACCTCTTGATCAGTTGTTCCCATAACTGAGTATGTCTTAACATTATCAAAGTTATAAGTACCGTTAGTATTCATCAGAGGGGTCTCATTATAGAAGATACTCTCATGGCCGGCTACTAGACCTACTATTTCTCCCTCAGAAACTGCGTCTAAAACCTGGGCGTACTGTACAGAATGGAGAGTATCTGGGTCCTCAACTGCCTGTCGAGGAGACCCTCCGCCTTTTCCTCCACCACCTGAGCCTCTTAATACGTTATTACTGGCCATCTGTTTCCTCCGTAGTTACTCCGGCGCTAATAAGAGCGCCACCAACTATTAATTCTCCGTAACACAAAGGTATTGGTAGTCCTTGTGCAGAAGTATTTACTGGGCCATTAAAGTTGTAAGACTGCCCGTTGTTTACCTCACTAGTCTGAGGCTTGTTTGGCTTAGGGGCCAGCATCTGCGCTATCCCTGACATCATTAAACTCATTCCCGCTTGAAGAGCAAAAGATGACAAAGATACCGCAGTACTTGCCCCAACACCAAAGGTACCCATGCCGACTGCCCAGGTACTAGCAAATGTTGAGCCAGTGCCCACGCCAGTAGCTAGCCCTGCCAAATAAGGTGCAAATACAATAAGAGCCCCTAGTAGTATCATGCCTACTCCAGAACTCTTAGAGCCGCTAATAATAGGTATAAACTTTAGGTCTCTCGAACCTAGAGGGTCCATTAAGTGCTGCTGCCCTAAGTATTCTTCTGCAGAGGTAACGTGGTACTCTCTGTCCATAATGTACTCGTAAAACCCCGGCATATTGGCCTCTATAGCCTTTGCTGCTTCGTGGGGGTTTGACACGTCTAACGTCCACTCCCTCCCGAACTTCTCTCCTAAGTCCCCGTATAATGTTACTTTTCTTAACATAATGATTTGTGCCTTAATACATGTGTGGTGTTCTTTTGGTATGCCTCTCCATATATATCTTTTGTAGAGAGCCTCCCCATTAAATGGTGTAGTATCATATTATTACCTAAGTAGATAGCTAAGTGGTTAGAAACATTAGATAGTACCTTCATTAATATTACATCATGTTTCTCAATCTTTGTGTGGTCTTTAACCTCTATAAAATCCCCCTCAGTCCAGCTATCCCAGTTGTCTGCATAGTAGTCTTTGCCTGTTGCCCACCAATCGTACTCAGAAGGGAACATCTTGTACTTAACACCGAATTCTTGCTCATAGTAATCTATGAATAAGGTTTGGCAATCTAACACCCCGTAAGCAAATACTCGCCCTGTTAAAGGGGCAGAGTAGGCTTCCGGGAGTAACTTCGACCACTCTTTTGCGGGCCAAGAGATTATGTGCCAAGGGAGTCCTGACCTACTGCAGGAAACCTTGTCTGCCTCACTAGGGGTGGAGGACGCATTTGGGTGGCTATGTATAACAGCCAGTATTTCTCCTAAGTCTTCAGCTTTTGCGTAATCATAAGGGTCTAGTACAAAGTCCTGCTCCTCATGGCCTTCTGCTATATTTTTACACTTAAAGTACTTTTGCTTACCCTTAATATTTAGCAGCAGACCACAACACTCTTGGGGAAACGCGTACTCAGCATGCTCTTCTATAGCCTCTTTGGTTTTATCTGATATCATCTTCGTAGTCCCAGCCCTACTCCAGGGAAGCCCCCGTAAGGTAGTATAGCCTTGTTTAAGTTCCAGCAGCTTCCTGTGGAACTATTCCAGTAGTGGTTTTCAAGCACACAAGCTGCTTCAGTTGTTGCTGAAACATAAGGTTCTGCAAACCTCAGCTCACAGCTTGTAAGCTTCTTAGCGCAGTAGTCCTTTGTTGCATCAGAAGTAGGCTCATCATCTTTAGTATAGTACTGGGTGCCCGTGTAACCACACTCTCCTCCTCTATACTTCCATAAGCAAGTATTCTGTATAATCTCTCTTTTAGGTAGTTTAATTCCTTCCACGTCCCAAGCAGGGGCTAACTCGAATTCTATTAGTATCTTATTTTCTGCCACCTTGCGGTCTATAAAGTATATATCATCTTCGAAAAACGCCTCAGGGTCTGAAGTATTGATAACTAGATTATTATAGTACGTTAAAGTGTGCCCGTCTGTGCCCGAGATACTACGAGTACGTAAGTCACCTCTAGCCCAGGTCTGACTTACTTGGAAGTTATCAACTAGTATTTCATCATTAGATCCTCCCGCGCCTCCAGATGCAAATATCTTGAAACGGGTTCTAGAAGCTCTGCTCCTATCTGCCAAATATAAGGTTGTACTAAAATTTAAGAATCCGGAAGACGTAGGTGAAGTGTATATGTACCCCGGCATAGTATACCCTGCTGCTACGTACAAATCAGACACTAAAGCATACGATGCCTCTGTAGTCCAGGTGCCGTCTCCATTATCTGTCTCTACAACTAACTTCTGAGTACTGCCTGTAACTATTCTGTAATCGAACTCTATGCTATACTCTCTATTAGCAAAAGTGTTAACGTCAATAAAGGCCCAATCTAATATGCCCGAGGCTTCCACTCTTAAACACGTATCGTGGGAGGTGCTGCTTGAGTCGTATACTGAGGTGAGTGTTGTACCGGCACTCCCGTACCATGAAGTGGTTGCACCTGTAAAGTTGCTATTAACCCCCTCGACTAGCTTCAACTCTTCCGAGCCTTCATACATATATTCTAGTACTATATTATGGGCATGAGCAGTAGGACGAGGGAGTAATACAAGAACAGCATCCAAACGGTATCCTGCTCCCCCACTTATAGTAGTATAACTTTTCAAAGCCCCTTCAGGGGTTAGTTCTATGGAGTTAAATGACGCAGGTACTAAACTACTAGGGTAGTACGCGTAGTGAGGGACTTCTCCCGCCATAGGGGTATGATTAGTAGTAAATAATATAGTAAATAGTTTGGTAACGTTACTCCACTGCACGGATACATTATGAGAATGGCCCACAGAACTACTAGTTACGGCGGATATAGTTAGCCCAGGGGTTTCTAATAAGGAGTATAGCTCTTCGTCTGTAAGTAGTACCTCGTGTGCGTGAGGGACGGAGGCGGGCCCTACTACTGCTACCCCGTCTGATAGCAAAGGAGGCTGTGCAACCTCTAAATAGACTCCGTCAGCATAATTATACCCCATACCTTGGGTAGCTTCTGCATTACTAATTTCAAGTATAGACCCCGTACCATCAGTCTGAAGAATAGGCTGGGACACTAAAGAGATGCTGTTAGTACTTGCGGTTGTGGTAATTTGGGCACCATCGCCTAAAGCACATACTTCAGCATTAGTAAGGGTTACTTTATGCGAGTGGTTATGTGTAGCCTCTGGCTCAAGTCTTAACCCCTCAGGGGCGGCTATCTCTTTCCACTCAGTATTATGGTTTACATACCAAGTACCCCCAGCAGCCGCACACGTAGCACAGTCGTACTCCCCCCAGCTATTCCCAAAGCTAAGGCAGTCAGACTTGCTATCTTGGTAGGCTGTATCAGTACAAGTCCCTGCCACTACAGTATTATCCGCTAGTTTACAGAAGTTATCTAAGAACCTGCCATAGGTTCTTTTTCTGTTGACCTGTACACCCACTAAATCATTATAATCTCTAGTTAGCCCCGATATCACCCCTCTAGCATCTCCAGACGCCGTAGTGGTGATATTGGCTAAACTCATACTTGGTCTAGGTATTTGTTTAGACCCTGTGGCCTCAAAACCCTTAACCTCTATCGGATAAGGGTAGTATACGTCTCCTTGCCATATGATTTCTCTGTCGATATTATTTGTACCAGCGTGAAATCGCAGTATATCTGTATTCCCTATAGAAGGTACAGAGCCTACATCCACAGTAAATAGCTCAATTAAAGCATCCGTATTAAGGGACGACGATATTTGAGATATAGTGGACCTCTCCGCGATTTGTACTAAGGATTTACTCATAGATCATGTACTCTAGTGAACTTGGCTTGCACAGTTAGTACACCTAGCTGAGGGTACGACACGCTCCAGTTATTTACAATTACTTTAATAGCTTCTGTACCATAAGGGGGTGTCCATGTAATGGCTTGGATACCTCCAGTACTGTCAAAGAAATTAGTTAATTTCTCTCCATCTGCTTGTTTGCGGTTTTTCCACGTTAAGTCCCAGGTTTCTGTTATAGTATTAATACCGTCACGAGACCTTTGCATATACCCATCCCCAAATTGGGCGGCCAAAATACGGGGCTTCATGTCCTGCTTTAGTGCCTTATCTGGGTTAAACCCTACTGTTACATCATAATTATATGCCATATCTTAAATTTCCGAAAGTATTCCACCAGGTCTCTTTTCTTCCATAAGAACCTGTTGTACTTGTCCTGCAATCATATCGCCTAAAGCTTCTATGTCGCCCCCGTTATCCTTACTGGAAGAAGACTCAGCCTTCGCAGTACCTTGTTCCATATTGATGGTGACAGCTACATTATTGTACACTTCCCCACCTGAACCCCCTGGAGGGGTATTCTGTATAACTGGAATAGACTTACCGTCTGGTAAAGGTACAATTGCTTCATTGTGCTTACCTTCCCCTACTAAACCTAAAGTAGGTTTATTTACTAAACCTCCATTAGCGAAAGCTTTGAAGCCTCCAGCAGCAACTCCGCCATTTGCGAACATTGCCCCTACTAACAGGTCTACTCCGGTATCTACCGCTTTACTCATCAATACATTACCAATGCTAAAAGCGATGCTGGATAGCATTGTCTTCCACTCAAACTTACCAGTTCTAAGAGCTTCGCCCAATGCCATTTTCATGCTACCAGCTGCAATACTATTTATCTGGGTCATCTCAATACCAAATTGATGAGTAAGTTTGCCAAAGTCTGAGTTATTCATCTTCCAGTCTCTAGCTCTTTTATCTCCTGCTGCTTCGTTGTCTTTTGCTTGTCTATTTAAAAAGTCAGTACCTGCAGCAGAATTATCTGCCGCATACTTTTCCGCATCCTCTTTACTAAAGCCATTTCTTGAGGCGTCTCCTAGAAGCTCCGCTCTGCTAGTAGCTTGAGCTTCTATACTAGTAAGTATACTGTTTAAGGTTCTATAGCTATCAGCACTTATAGTAAGTTTCTCAGCCTCTGATATCTTACCATCCTCTCCTATACCTATTAAGAGTTTAGTGGTAGCTGCGTCTTCGCTTAGGTATCTTACCTGAGCCTCTGCTGCCGTATACAAGTCTTTAAATATAGCAGCTTTATCCGGAGATATATAAGCTTCTGGGTCTCCTCCCGCATATTCAACTAACCCCGTGGAAGGGTTGCGAGTAGCTGAACCGCCTAAAGCTCTTAATAAAGCTTTTTCACTTTTATTAACATGAGCTAACTCAGTGTCGCCGTTGCGTCCTCTAGAAGCAAGTCCGCCATTTGCGAACCCGAACATTCCTTTAGTCTTAGAATACCCATTTTCTGCTTCTTCCGTCCAGTACTTATCAGCGTCTGGGCTAAGTAGTCTACCTAACTCGAAACCACCCCAACCTGCAAGTCCTACAAGTCCTACAGTGCCTCCCATGGTAGGCTTAGCGCCCATGAATGACCCTTGTAATCCGAAAGGCATTTTTCCAGCCTTCCACCATGCACCAGTACTTCCTTTAGAACCGAAGGCGCTTTCAAACATTCCGTTTGGTAACCACCCTTTACCCATTCCTTTAGAGTTCATTAAAAATTCTGCGAATTTAGCCGCAGAAGCTCCAAGACCAAAGTTAGTCCAGTAATCCTGGTTAGCCTTGTTAGCGTCTTTATCAATTCCCCACGTATTTTTGTAATTCTCATTAGCAGCTTTACCACCGTTAGAGAACTTCTTCATAGTTATAGGGTTAATACCTTTAGTAGGTACAGAATCCATAACACTTTGCTGTTCTTCGTTAGACTCCATGTACCAGTCAATTAACTCTGCTATAGAGAGTCCGATACCTGCAGGACCTAGGCCCCACTTTAGGAATGACTTACCGAATCTAGCTGCATTAGCTCGCATAGAAGGTCCGCTGCTTCTAGGGATACCTGCCCCTTTGAAAGGTAGCTGTCCTTGAGGGAACAAGTCTAGTTGACCTGTACCTCTATTAACATTAGCTAAATCTTTTACAAACTGTTTCTTCCACTTATCAGAGTATACATTCTTAGAGTCTACACCCGGTAACCCTGGTTGATGGCCTGCGCCTTTCAACCACTTCTGGTCAAAACCTTGGTTACTCTTAAACAACGAAGACTGTGTAGCTTTAGGCTTCCCGAAGGCACCTCTAGCTTCTTGTTCCCCTATAGTCTCAAGTACATTAACACCGTGCAACGCAGCCATAGACTTCCAACTATTAAGAGCCTGAGTCCCCCCGTTCACACGCTTATTAATACCGTATCCTTTCTTATCTGCAAACTTACTTCCAGTACTTGTTTCTAATGGGTCGATTTGACTAATGTTTGGGTTGGTATTCAGTAGCTTGTTTAGTAACTGTAGAGAGTTTGGACCCCCTTTAGGGGCGTTCATACTTATAGAAGTTACTTTAGTACCTGTCTTATCTAATGTGTAGGTTAAAGAACCTTTAACCCCATTCTTAGTGCCGGAGACTTCCCCTGCTCTCCACTTATCTGCAGGGTAATGTTGCATAGTTACACCTTTACTAAATCTACCGTCGAAGATAGCCTTAGCGGAGCGCATATTATACTTACCAGTAGGGCCGCCTTCTGAAAATCTAGGTACTCTATCTTCGTTAATTGCTTCGATTAGCCCTTGATGCTTCTTGGTCGCGGCTGCATTAATTACATACTCACCATTAGACAACCAAGCCGGAATCTTATCTTCTTTAGGACCGCCTGGTCCAGCGATGTGTCCACCTGCAGCAAAGGTATTAGGCACTTTATTTGCCTTATCACCTAAGG